ATTTTACCAGCGAATTTTAAGGCAAAACACGGAATACACAAGCGGCACACAAGAGATACACACAATATGCCGAAAACAAGCGCTATAAACCTACACAAGTTTATGGCGCTTTTGTGTGTATCTACGGCAAATCATGTGTATATTTGCGGTGCGAAATTGGTGCGCTGGAAGAATAGCGCACCATGCGCACCATTAAAATTCTCAGGATGAAAAAGAAAACCAAGGAACTTGTCTATCTGCGTAGCAGACCGAGAAAGGACGGCACGTTGTCGCTATTTCTCCGCGCATCCGTCAATGGGGTGCGCAAGGATGAATATCTGAAACTATACCTTGTGCCTGAACGTACAAGGGGGGACCGTGAAAAGAACCGAGAGACAATGGCTCTGGCAGAGAGCATCAAGGCGCAGCGCATTGTAGAACTTCAACAGATGAAATTCGGCATCGATGCTCCAATTGTCAAGGATGTCCTTTTCTATGACTACATGCAGTCTATCATCGACCGGAAAGACGGCACGACAAAAACCTCATGGCAAAACTGCCGCGCCCACCTGTTGCGCTACGAACCGAACTTAAAACTGAAGATTGCGGACATTGCGCCACGATGGGTGCAGGGATTCCGTGACTATCTTGATGAGAGGGCAATGCAATGGGCTATTGATGACCGCAAGCGGGATGTAGAGCCAAGACAGATATCGCAGGGAACAAAGGCACTGATGTTCCAGAAACTTTGCACGGTGTTCAATCTCGCGGTTAAGGAAGGGATATTGATGCGGAATCCCTCGCTGAATGTAGAGCGGTTCAAAGAGCCGGAATCTGACCGTGAATTTCTTAGCGTTGAGGAAATGCGGCATCTCGCGACAATTCCGGCGCCATCGGAGGTTTTAGGACGTGCTTTTTTCTTTTCGTGCTTGACGGGATTAAGGTGGTCCGACATCGAGAAACTGACGTGGCATGAAGTGCAGAAAGTCGGCGATGTTACACGAATCGTGTTCAAACAGAAAAAGACCGGGAGCCAGGAGTATCTTGATATAAACAATCAGGCGGTATCGCTTATGGGCGACCGTGGCGAGGACAATGCAAGAGTGTTCGCCGGCCTTGGAGCGATACAGCAAGCGAGGATGAGCATAACGGCATGGGTGAAATCGGCCGGCATCAACAAACATATCACTTTTCACTGTGCCAGGCACTCATTCGCCATCATGATGCTTGATGCGGGTGTTGATCTCTATACGCTATCAAAACTCATGGGGCACAAGTCCATTGAATCAACGCAGGTTTACGCAAAGATCCTGGACAAGCATAAGCAAGCTGCAATAACGCTCATCCCAAAACTTTTCTGATTTTTCTTTTGGGTCACGCAACATCGGCGTGGCTCTTTTTCTTTTTGCGCGGAACTTTTTTCTTTTTCTTTCTCGACAGACTCAAAAGCGACCGGAGGTCGATGGCTCTTTCCTGCGGAGCAGGTTATGGCGCGTCAGCCAAAAGAAAAAAATCTTCAAAAAAAATTTTTAAATGTCGGCGTCGCCGGAGCGAAGCGAACTATATTCCGACTCCTACTCTATAGAAAAACTTTGATTTAAGTTTTTCTTCCTTTATCCTATATCCGTAGTATTATATTTGACTTAATATAATACGTCCTAATCCATAGAGGAATTCCATAAAGGATATTCCCGCGCGCACGCGCGAAGCTTTACGTTTGGTTCGGTTTTGGTTTGTGTTTGGTTTTATTTTGGTTTACGTTTGGTTCAGTTTAGGTTTCTGAAATGGCGGTGTAGAAAAAGCGACCTATCCTCACGGACGTGTCGCTTCCGAGTTTATTAATATTTAAATTCGCTATGAGTAAAAACCAATGGTTGCGTCTAAAAGTAGATTGAATAGACCGCCGGGCGCGTCAGTCATCGTCCTCTTCATCTTCTCCGCATAGTTCGCGCAACCGGTCCTCAATCGTCACGACTGAGCCGTGAACGTCCATGTCAACCTCAACGGCTTTCATCTTCGGCGTATGGAACTCCAGCAGGCGCAGTTCTGCATTGACGCGCTCGTTAGGGCTTAATGCTATCATGTCAGCCTCAAAGTCCGAAATGTTGAGAGGAAGCCCGGACACGTGGTCAGTGAGCGGTATGAGGTCTATAACCTTATATACGTTGCCCTCTTCATCTTGCACGAGGCGTTGACGCTGAATTTCACGCGACCCTCCAGTTATGGGGTCAGTCTGTACACGAGGCTCAAAGTATGCGAGGCTATGAGCGCGAAGATACCCTTTGAGAGGGTTTTCCTTGTTGGGCGTACCCTTTTGTCGCCCACCTGTTTTCTTACCTTTTGCCATGATTAACTATGTTTTTCATCGGCTGCGTTCGGCATAGCCGGAGTAAGCTCCACTCTGCGCTCACTGGCACGATGATACAAAACTTAAAAGTTGCCTGCAAATATACAGCCGTAAATTAGCACACGAATTATAACTTTTGAAACATTGCTATCATGATAGGAAGTATAGTGGGCGGCTCGCTTGGAGCAATCGGGAGCATTTTCGGCGGTATCTCGGCAAGTAAAGCCATGAAGAATGTCAAGAAGAGTTTGCAGACTCAACAGCAGGCAAACAAGGACTGGTTTAATCGCCGGTATAACGAGGATGCTACACAACGGGCGGACGCTCAACGCATATTGACAAAGACGGAGGAATCAATCCGAAACCGTAACCGGCAGGCTGCAGGTGTACAGGCTGTGACAGGTGGAACGGAAGAGAGCGTAGCGGCGGCTAAGGCCGCCAATAATGAAGCTTTGGCCGAAGCAGCATCTCAGATTGCTGTAAATGCCGAGGCGCGCAAAGACGGGATTGAGGAGCGGTTTCAACAGCGCGATGCACAAATACAGGGTGCGCTGAATGATATGGAGGCCAATAAGGCGAAAGCTATATCGGAGGCCGTGCAGGGTGTGGCACAGGCCGGTGCAGAATTTGGCAGTGCATTTGATGATTAGGGTATGGCTGAATTGAAGGATGTTATAAAAACGGATTGTTTCGGCTCGTATCCTGAAACATCCACACCACAGCCACAGCAAGCGGAAACGCAAGCGCTGCCACCTGAGCAGCAACAGCGTGTGGACGCTACAGCAGGCACTGACCGCCAAATCAAGACCATTAAAGACTGGATGGACGCGGAAGAGATCCGGATTGAAACGCCCGAAGAACGCAAGAAGCGTGAACGCAGGGAAAAGTCAAAACGTATCATCGCCGCTGTCAGTGACGGCATTTCGGCGTTGAGCAACCTTTATTTCACCTCGCAGTATGCCCCAAATATGTATAACCATGATAAAGGGAGTATGAAGACTGTGGATGCACATCTGGAAAAGCTGAAAGCGGAGCGCGAAAAAAAGCGTGACCAATACCTGAATTTCTCGCTTAAACTCGGCGACCTTGAGAACCAACGAGCCGCGACCCTGCGCGAACTGGAAGCACAGCAGGAACGGCAAAAACTCGCGCGCGAAAAGGCAGAAAGGGAGGTGGAGGCGCACGGATGGGCCGCAGCCCTGCAACCCGACAAACAGCGTGAGCAGGCAGGTAAAGCAGCAAGAGCCGAGCAGGAAGCCATCACAGCGCAGGCCGAAGCCGAGGCAGCTCCGGAACTCCAGCAGGCTAAAATCGCCACCGAAAGGGCGCGGAAAGGCAGTTTAGACGCATCAGCCGCCAACTCTCGTGCGTCTGCGGCAGCTCATGGTCGTTCAAACGTTAAGGAACACCAAGGCTTGGGTAAGGATGGTAAGCTAAGGCCGTTCATGACCCGGCAAGCTGCCATTGACTATGAGCGCAGGCAAGGGACATATGATCCGGCCAACTGGGGTGATGATTTGGAAGAAATAACGTATACCGAAGAAACTGACAGTAAGCATAAAACCTCGCGCACAAGTAAAAAGAAACCTGCAAAAGGTAAAGGTTATGGAGAAGAAGACAATAAAGGCTATTGAAAATGGGACAGAATGATAAAAATTTACGAGGGATATATAACACTCTTAAAAAGGAAGGGTACACTCCTCCGGAATATGAGACGTTCGTCAAGGATATGCGGGAGGACAAAAACTTACAAGGTGTAAGAAATACGCTTGTCAGACATGGGTATAATCCTCCGGAATTTGCGGAGTTCAAGGCGGATATGCTGGAGACTCCCACGAATGTGGGAAGTGTGTCGGGTGTTCTAATGGATTCCTCTATGCAGACTCCTGATGAAAAAGAACCACCTCAAGCGGCAAAGGAATGGAGTCCGACAACTTCACGGAAAGAGCAGGAGTCTCGGCGAATAACCGGTCTGCTTGATGATTTTGACAGGGTTTCTAAAGAGCATACGGATAATGTGCGCCGCAAAGTGGAATCCCTTGGCGCGGACGGTAGGGAAAAACTCAAGAACGCCAGGGAGCGTACAAGATTGATGGGTATGCCGACAAGGGTTGCGGGGATAGCGCCCTCCCCTGTTCCTACTTCAGAATCGGTTCCCGGGAAGTCATCAGAGGATGCAGGTGCAGTCCAAAACAGTCAATCACCTGTTCCGTATGGGATTAGATACATAGATGGCAAGTTTGTCACCGAGTGGCTGCTCCCTGATGGCAGTGTCACTGTTGACGCTATTGAGGCAGACCAAGCAGAATACGGCGCACGCACCGCACGCCTTCAGCGCGAGTTCGAGAACCGTATGAAGCAGAACGGACTTGACCCTGCCAAGCCCGAAGATGTGGAAATGCAGGCGCAATATGACGCGCAGGCCCCTGCCTATGATGCCGTGGCAGAACTTTGGCAGGAAGCTGAGGAAAAGCACAAGGCAGACAAAGAGCGCAATGCCAAGAAACACTGGGATAGTTATGCAGCTATGGGTGGTGGACGCGAAATGCGTATCGTGACAACGTCCATGAACCGCCACGATGACAATATCTCGCACATGACACGCTTTGACCTTCAGAAGATGATGGACAATGCGTGGAATCGCGTAGGTTCAAAGGTAACCACCAACTGCTATAACCGACTGCGTCAGCAGTACCCCGGCGCATCCGAAGAGGAATTGCAGGCAACCGCATCGCAGATGGCACGCCAGTTGACTGACAATGCCGTATATCAGTATGCCGTTCAGCAGAACACGCCCAAAAGCACACTGGAATACTTCGGTCGTACAGTCGCCGACATGAACGTGATTAACTCGATCAGCAAGGGCCTTGCCCGAAGCCAAGCAGGAACGAGTGGCGACCTTGCAGCTTATGAGGCCGCTATGGGTGAGTACGGCAAGAATCACCGCGTGGCGCAGATTGCAGGCACCGTTACTGGCATGGCGGTTGACCCCGTGACATGGGTGTCTGGCGGTGTCGGCTCACTCGCAGGAAAAGGAGCAATCAATCTCGGCGGTCGTTTCATTGCAGGCAGAGCCGCCACGTCAATGAGTACGCAGGTAGGCTCACGCCTCTTCTCGTCCTCACTCACCGGTCGTATCATCACCGGCGCGGCCGCAGGTGGAGGTAACTTCGCCACATACGAAATGCTGAAAGAGGGAGAGAGCCAGTTCCTGCATGGTGGACACATCAACCCCGAAACCGGGGAAAACGAGGGCTATTCAGCCGGAGCGGTGTTAAGCGCAGGCGGTCATGGTCTCGTCCTCGGTAGTGTGACTGGCACATTGTCGCCAGTCATCGGTAATGTCGCTGACAAAACTGTCAAGGCAACCACCTCCACAGCAGGCAAGGCAGGCGTGCGCTTCGGTGAGGTTGCAGTATCGACCCTTGCCGAGGGTACAATATTCTCCGTTCCCGAATGGATAACCGGCGATGCCGATGCAATGGACGTGTGGACTGACAACTTGGCGATGATGTTAGGCTTCAAAGCACAGCACGGACTCAAAAGCGCACCGCGAGTTATCGCCAGTCTGCGACCAGTCAAACCGGTTGACGGCCGACCGCTGACGCAGGCAGAGCGCAACCACAACCGCATGGACTTCGAGGAACGTCTGCGCAGGAATTTGGATGCAAGTCAGGGTGACTTGTCATTCACCTCCGATGAGCGCGAAGAGCTGCGCAGAGCAGGCTATGGCGAACTCGCCGACTTGTTCAGCCGTGACCGAGTGCAGGAAGTTCAGCGACCCGACATTGACCCTGCCGAGGGCGCGATCGAGTTGAGAGCCGAGCGCGTTGAGGCTGAAACAATCAGTCGCAACCCCGAATTTGACGGCTATTCCTCAATGGAAGAACTCATGCAGGATGGCAGGGTCAGCCAGTCCGCACGCGCAAAAGCATACTACATCCTTACCGGGCGCAGACTCCCAATGGCTTCCGTTACTGGGTACACAACCACCACGGACGCAGACGGACGTGTGACCGTCAACTCCATGGCCGCTGATGGCGAGGTTGTAACCAGTCGCACATTCAAGAACGAGCAGGAAGCCAAGCAGGAAACCGACAACATCATGCGTCAGGCAGAACTCAACTCTGTGGACATTGGTGAGCGATTCAAGGAAGCCGTTGCCGATGACATGGTGCTTGATGCCGCTATCAGCGAAGTGTCGCCCGGTGCCGACCCTGCAACCATCAAGAGAATCTACCGCGCTGTCAAGGCAGGCAACAAGGACGTGACCGAATCGCAGAGGCAGTTGGTTGAGTTCCTTGATGACGCTATTGAGCGCAACCGAGACATTGCAGACCGCTATCGCCCCGAAGCAATCCGCGAGGTTCTGAAAGAGGAAACTGGCACTGATGTCGATGCAGTCCTGCGCAAGATGCCGAGCAAGCGCACCGAAGCGGAGCAGGCGGTTGTCAAGTCGTATCTTGAACGGCTCTTCCCCGAAGAGGCACGTCAGCAGGCCGCAGAGCCTACCCCGGAGCAAGCAGAGGCGCAGAGCCAGTATGAGCAGGGCCGCGAGTTGTACGGACGCTTTGAAGAGGGCGACCCGACAGTGCAGGCTGATGTGGACGCTATCGCCCTGCGTATGCAGGAAGCCTATCAAGCAGTTGAGGACGCTTTCGGTTCGGAAGCCGAATACTATATGTTCCATGTGAATGAAAATCCGTGGGCGTTGGTCGATGACCCCGAACTGACCGTAGAGCAGAAAGACGCTGTCCTCTACTACATCAACGCAAAGGCGGCTCTTGACGGCGTTATGGACGCTTCCAACGAGGTAGCCGACCGCAAGCGTGCCGAGGTTGAGGAGAGCGTTGCCAAGCGCACCCACAAGGACAACGGCGTGATTATCCCGGCCACAATGAAAGTGGATGACCGACCGGTCTATATCGTCAAGGGCGATGTCGTAATGTTCCCCGATGGTTCTGCCGTTGACGTACACAACTCTTCGGAGAGTGTCGTTGTCATGGACGCGCAGACCGGGGAGTATAAGTTTACATCCCCCGACCAAATCTTCCAAGTGTCAGAGGCTGTCAATCCGCAGGACGAACTGGACACCGCTTTGTCGGTGATCGAGCAGGAGCAGATGAATATCTTTGGCGACAATGCCGTTGCCCCCGAAGATTCTGCCACAGATGCAGAAGCCCCACAGCAGGATGACATAGCCCCATTAGCCCAGCCTGCCGAAGCGGAAGCACCTGCGACCGCCGACACCGAGGCGTATGACCGAGGATATGAGCAAGGTATCGCCGCTACTAATTACACTGATAAAGAATTGGCAGAGGCGATTGAGGCAAGTCGTTCCTATCTGAACGAGGGTAGCCTTGATGATTTCGGACGTGGCAGACTGGAGGGATTGGAATATGAACAACAGCGCAGGGCTATGGAAGCGCAGAGCGTTCCCGAAACGCCCGAAAGCGTTCCCAATCCTGCCGAAAACCCAGTTTCGGACGCAGAAATCGCGCCCGAAACGGTCCCAAGCGCAGAAAGCGGACAGCAGACCGCACTCTCTCGTATTCCTATCAACGAGCAGGGCGAGCCGAGGTTTGAGGCTGTGGATAAAGATACGGCCTGGGGCGGACTTGTTGAGGCTGTCGGTGGGGAGGCAGATGCAGTTGACATCGCTATGGCGCAGGTGCAACAGGCGACCTCCGACCTTGAAGCGCTCAAGAAGAAACCTCCAACGCAGAAAGCACCTAAGCTGAAAGGCTCGCCCATGGCCATGGCGCAAGCAAAACGTGAGGCCGCCGAGCAGTATCAGCATGAACTCGTCCAATACAACCAACAGATTGCAGACACACAGGCACGTCTTGATGCATGGAACGGCATTATTGGTGTCTATACTTCGCGCAATGCAGAGTTGCGCCGTCAGCAGGAAGAAGAACGCCGTCAGCGTGACACTATCGCCTATGATGAGGCTGTCGCCCGATTTGAAGAGGAACAGCGTATCAAGGCAGATAAGCAGGCCGAGCAGGAGCGCATAGGTGTTCATGCCGTCAATCCAAAGATTAAGGACAAATGGGACGCAGCTCCCAAAGTTGAGGGCAATGCCGATGCAATCACCCTACCCGACGGCTCAACCCTCACTGGTCGCTATGTGCTGACCGAAGCAGGAGCCGCCTCGCCGAGCCATGACGTGAACAATGCCTATCAGCCTACCGAGGGCTTCCCGATTGACGAGAACGGCCAGAGCGTCAATGACCGCGACTATATGCGCGATAAGGACGCACAGCAGATTGTAGAGGGTATGGCAAGCAGTTATGACAACCGCGCCTTGCAAGACCCTGTTATCGTCAGCAGAGACGGCGTTGTGCTTTCGGGCAACAACCGCACCATGTCGGGCGACCTCGCCGCAGGCATAGGTACTGACAAGGCATACGTTGACTATCTCGCCCAGTTCGGTCATAAGAAATTCGGCTTTACTCCGGAGCAGGTTGCAGGCATGAAGAATCCTCGCGTGGTGTTCGTGCCGGACGAGGCTCTTCCATACGATGCCACAACTTTTGCGCGGTTCAATGCGCAGGAGAAGAAATCGCAGGGCAAGCCCGAAGCCGCCGTGAAACTCGGCAAGATTGTTCCCGACAATGTTTTCAACAGCATTGTCAATGACATCAGCCGTTACGACCGCCTCCCGGACTACTATGCAAACGAGAAAGCCGTAGCGCAGGCACTGGGCGCACTCATGCAGGCCGGTGTCATCAACGACAAGCAACTCCCTGAAATGCGTACTGGCACGGCATTGTCGGCCACTGGCAAGGAACTAATCGAAAACACTCTTATCGGCAAAGTGTTCCAAGCCTCGCCCGATGCCGTGCGTCAGATTATCTCCGTTCCGACCCTGCGCCAGTCAATCGTCATGGGTTTGAGCGAGATTGCCAACAACCGCACTCTCTCACGAAACGGCTACGACATCAGCGATGAACTTGCCAAAGCTGTTGATCTTGTCGCTCGCGCCAAGACTGCCATGCCGGACGTATATACCGATGGTATGCCTGTATCGCCTTTCGGTCGTATGCAGGGATTGTTTGATGATGAGTTCGGTGACAGCCGTATCACTGACGCGACCGCGCTCCTGCTTGCAGATATTCTCAACAGCGGAAAGCCGAGCGACCTGCGCAAGGTGCTGACCTCATACAACAACGAGGCCGCGCAGGCTTCGGGCGGTCAGATTGACATCTTCTCCGGCTCGATCCCATCCAAAGAAGAAATACTTACAACCGTAAACGAACATTTTAGAAATGCAACCCCAAAAGAACAGCAGGCACTCGTGGACGCTGCCATTGCGGAGCGCAAGCGCAGAGCCGAAGCAGACGCAGAACAGCGTGAACGAAGCGAGGCAAGTGAACAAACTCCGCATGATGATGAACGCGGTGCAGAGTCTCAACAGCCAGTTGCAGGCGACACCGAGTTCACAGAGTTAGAGCCACTCGGCAACGACCTATACGAGGACACCCCCGAAGAAGCCGCACTCCGCGCACGAATCAGCGTTGGCGAAGAGTGGGAAGAGGAAGGCCCCGCGCCTGACAAATCCATCTACAAACGTAAACTCTACGTTGACGGCAAACATGAGGTCATCCAAACGGACGCTCCCGATAAGAACGACTCATATACTGGCAGTCAGTTGACCTTTGACAGCCACGACTTCGGCGACCTCAAGGAGATTGCCGACTACATTGACGGCGGTATGCAGGCACAGCAGGCAGAACCGACCGAGGCGCAGAAAGCCGCAGGCAACTACAAAATGGAACACCGCCGTGTTGACGGCTACAACATCAGCATAGAGAATGCCAAAGGCAGTGTGCGCCGTGGCACTGGTGCTGACGGCAAGCCGTGGGAAACCGTCATGCAGAACGACTACGGCTATATCCGTGGCACGGAGGGCGTGGACGGTGACCATATAGACGTGTTCCTTTCCGACACTCCCGAAGAGGGCGATGTGTTTGTCGTTGACCAAGTGAACGAGGATGGCTCGTTTGATGAGCATAAGGTAATGTACGGCTTCCCCTCGGAGGAGGCCGCACGCGAGGCGTATCTCTCCAACTATGAGCAGGGATGGACCGGTCTCGGAGCGATTACCCATGTCAGCAAGGAAGAGTTCAAGAAGTGGATTGGCTCGAGCAAGCGCAAGACCAAACCATTTGCCGAGTACAAGAGTGTTAAGCCGATAGAAGACAACAGCATGGTCGGTCGTTCTCTTTCAGAGCAGGAGGCAACGGATTTGATTGCACGAATGGAAGTAAATGCCGAAGTCGCTCCTGCGATTGAACTGACACCCGAAAATTGGATTGCTCAGTTCGGAGAGGACGGCACCGTTGACACTCCTCTTGGCACGGTTAAAATGGGAGCAAATCAGTTGCTGAAACTCTACTCACTGAAAAGAACAGAGTATTTCGGCATGATACATCCGACACTCAATTCTCCCGATGTTATCATGGAGAAACACGCACCTGCTGACGGAGCAGAGCGTGATAGCAAGTATCTTTTTGTCAAGACATTCATCAAATCCGATGGAAGCCGTCTTGTGCATTTTGAGTCAGTGACCGTTAAGCGCGATGGCATGGAGGTTTCTATAAGCAGCCATGAGGCAGAGGGCAAAGCAATAAAAAAAGAGATGCAGAATAGTAAAATCCTACATCTCTCTGAAAGTTTGTCCCTCAGTTCTGAAAGGTACTTAACCGAGGCTCCGACTGAAACGGAGGGACCGGACCTTGTTCCTACGTCCGACAATGTTATATCTTCTGACGGCAAAGTTAATACTTTCTCTGCGAAGAATCAAATAAATAGAGGGCCGAGCGACTTTGTCGATAAGTCAGCAGATAAACAAGCGGAGAGCGCGGAAAGTTCTTTGCAAAGCAAAGCAACACAGTCGGTTACTGAATCTGATAATCCACAATTTTCGGAAGGAGAAAGTGCGCAAGATGCTATTAGGTATCGATTTACAGGGGAAACAGGAGCATTAAGACTTGACAAAGCTATGTCGGCGACATGGAGGCTTGACAATCTTGGAATTGCCCGAAAAATGGAGTCATCGGGTAAATCAGCCAAAGAGATAAAGATAGCTACCGGATGGGAACGAGGTGCAGATAGAAAGTGGAGATACGAAGAGCCTGACGGCGAATATATTCCACCAAAAGACAACAAAAGTGAAGTACGTTTAAGTGACATATGGCATGATGATAATCTTTATATTTCTTATCCTGCATTGAAAGATACGAAAGTGAAGTATGTTTTTATGCCGGAAACACGATATGTAGGATGGTGTAACCCAAAAGAAAACAAGATTCTAATTAATCGGGCTCGCAGTGGTAATACAAAAAAGAATATTCGTTTGACGCTTGTCCATGAAATTCAGCATGCGATTCAACATGAGGAACATTTTGCTTTTGGAAGTTCGCCGGAAAACGCATTTGAAGCAATCATGGGATTAGAATTGAGCGACTTTGACGGCAGCCAGCTGCGTTGGCTTTCCTCATACAGAAGAAGGGCGGATGAATTAGTGAGGAAAGGCAAGTACAAACGTTTATATTATGCAATCAAAAACGTACTTAAAGAAGCTAAGAATAACAACTTATATCCGTTTGAAAATTATGACAAAAGGGATGATGTGCAGTGGACTGTTGAGAATGCCGTTTTGAATTTTTCGGCAGACCAGCTTGAAAAAGCAGCATATTTTGACCGAATGGATGCCTACAAGCGTATAGCGGGAGAGGTTGAGGCAAGGAATGTCCAAAAACGAATCAATTATAAAGACAAGACTCGTAGGACACTGCTGGCTGAAGCTACTGAAGATGTAGCTCGCGAAGATCAGATATTTTTGGAGACTGCTTTTAGGGGTGATGGTGATATGGGTTACGCAAACATCCCGACAGGAGAGGACGGCAACAAGTATCGTGAGGGGGAGGCGTTGAGCGAGGGTGAACGGTTGCGTGCGATACATGCACTGGAGCCAATAGAGGTGAAGCGCAACGAAATGAGCAAGGCCGAACTTTTTTCTGAATACCGCGCGTTGCCTGATGTCATAAAAGATGGTAGTAAGATTCAATTCTTACGTACGGCTTTTGGTAAAAACTATAAGCAAGGTGGTCTTTTTGCTCAAGTTGTACCACAACTTGATGAATTGTTGTCTACTTCTGTCTTAGCATATTCGGAGAGTGATTCATTAGGAGGCACATTGCATGTTGATGGCACAGAACATAAAGTACATCCGAACGTATCAAGTTTTGACAACTACGTGAACAAAGCGAGAATTGATGATCAGGATTATTACGTTCGCATGACTGTGCAGAAAACTATAGACAATACAACGGGAGTGCATTCCTGCTTTGTGTCAAACGTGGATGTGTACGAAAAGCCCGTCACAGGAGAAACGGATTCTGCAATCTTACGCAGGCCGAAACTTCCATATGACGGGATTGTTGATGCAAAGTTACAACAATTTTTTGAACGGGCAAGTTCAGAGGCTAACATTCTCAATATGCGCGACCGGGTGAAGGAATTGTCGGAAAAATCGGACATCCATGTGAGGGTCATAACGGATGAATCAGAGCTAACGAAAATGTCGGAAGACGGCAAGCCCAGATACAGCCGCAGGGAGAGGCGTGCCAAAGGCTGGTGGAGCGCAAAGGATGATGAGGTTGTTATCGTCCTGCCTAACAACCGTGATGTGGCTGACGTGGACAATACATTTGTGCATGAGGTCGTAGGACACAAGGGTCTACGTGCGCTCGTTGGAGAGGAACGATTTGATGAATTCCTCGGTGAGGTTTACGACCACGCATCCAATCCTATCCGCAAAGTCATTGACAAGATGACCGACAAAATGGTGAATGAGGAAGCCGACCGCTTGCGTGTGCGCAAGGCGCAGGCCCATGAGCGTTCCGTGGAAGATGTGAACGCCAACTACTACACTGACATGGCAGAAGCGTGTGTGGAAGCCGAGAAGAAGCGCGAGGAGTTTCGCAAGGAAGCCACCGAGGAATATATGTCAGACCTCGGCGGCCGAATCGGAAGCGAGGGCTTTGAGAAGATGAGCCGTGACGAACTGACGCTTTGGGGCAAAATCAAAGCGAAAGTGCAGGCTTTCCTTGACAAGTTCCTGCAAGGTCTTAAAATCACCAAGAGCATACGCCTCAACGACAAAGACCTTTCATACATCCTCTACAAGTCATGGAAGAACCTGCACAAGAAAGGTGTCTTTGCCGATGCAGAGGACGCAGTTATGCGCAGACGGACCGGCTATGACGCTGACGAAGTGACCCGATTCCGCGACCCCGGCCTGGGACTGGAGGAAACAATCACCAAGATGAAAGCCGAGGCGATGCAGGCTAACGCAGGCAACTTGCAGGCGAAGCGCGATGTCATGCGTGCTATCGGCGGCAACCTCAACCACCTGCGTCAGGCAATGGCACGTCAGCGCGAGTATGACATTACGACCGTGAAGAGCGTTGCCGACCTCGCCCGTGTCCTCATGGACAACAATCTGCTTGATGATTTGAGCAAGTATGAAACAAAGAGAATACTGGGCGCAATCAACAATGTTGTCGGCAAGCAGGACGTGAGCCAGTATGTTCAAAAGGTAATGGACATCATGGTTGACAATCAGCTGCGAATGGGTGCAAACACCCTCGGCAGACTGTTGAGCATTCGCGGTAGCCGTGTTGATGCACGCGGTATCAAGGTGCAGGGAGAACTTGACCCGGACGGACAGCGCATAGCGCAGGTGGTTAGGAAGTCAACTTCCCTGCCCAAAGATGACATAGACAACCGCATTGCCGAAGCCATCAACCGAATGAGCAGTACCGACCAAGCCATTGCAGACGAGGCAACGATTGAGTATGCAGGTCTGCAAATAGCACGCCAGTATGTTGAGGACATCACTGAGAGCAAAGCCGAGGAAAAGGCCCTGCGCGACTCAATAAGGGAAGCAAAGGAAGCCAAGGATGCAGGTCAGATGACCGAGGACGCATACCGCCAGTATGTAGAATCCACCGAGGACGCTATCCGTCAGAATAAGATTGAGCGTGCCGAGGCATTCCACTCCCTCGTTGAGCAGGTAGGCGGTGTGCTGAGTGAAAGCGTTGAGCGTGCAAAGGCATGGCGCGAAGCCGAGAAACAGCGCGTTGAAGAAATCCACCACAACGCAAACTCCGATATGGAAGGCAGACCGACCGATGAACACCACAAGGATGACCGAATGCAGAAAATGGTAAACAATAGTTTTGCCCGATTCCTGCTTTCGCCTCTCGCCACATTTGACCAGATGTTGCGAATGTTCGGCAAGAAGAACTCACGGGGCGAGGGCTACCTGTGGAACCGTTATATGCGCGACTGGGTAACAGCCACCGAAAAGGAGTACACCGGGTATCGTGACGCTCTGAAAGCGCTTGACGCTAAAGTCAGCGAGATATATGGCAAGGACATGACGTGGGGCGACCTCTTCACCATTGACCGCAAATTGCCGAAAGCGTCCGTAAGGTTCTTTGACGGCGGCGAGATGAAAGACCACGAACTGACGCAGGGCAACCTGCTCTACATCTACATGGCTGACAATATGAGTGACGGCCGTATGAAACTGCGCCGTATGGGTATCACCGAGGAAGATATTGAGGACATCAAGAATTTCCTTGACCCGAAATTCATGCAGCTTGCAGACTGGATGCAGGAAGAGTTCCTTGTTGACAAGCGCAACGAGTACAACGAAGTTCACAAGCGTATGTTCGGCGCGTCAATGGCCGCTATCGAAAACTATTTCCCATTGAAGATACTTGCCAACGCAAGACTGGAAGATGTGGACGTGGCAGACGATACGACCGACACCGCCCTGCCTGCAACCTCAACCGGCAGTATCATCAAGCGCAGGCGCAACAATCTCGCCCTTGACGTGACCGGTGCCAATGCGTTCTCGGTAATTCTCGATCATCTTCAGCAGATGGAGCGTTGGGCCGCTTTCGCCGAGTTCAACCGCGACCTCAACACTCTGCTTTCATACAAGCGTTTCCGCAACCAAGTGATGAACATGAGCAGTGTGTACGGTGCAGGCAAGACGCTGTGGAAAAATTTCCGCAACGTGTGCAGTATGGCTGCAGGCGCATACCGACCGCCGATTGCAGCTCTTGACAAATCAGCAGTCAACATAGCCAAAGGTGTTACAGCCGCGAAGGTAAGTTTCCGAGTATTCACGGCATTAAAGCAGTTCCTTTCGATGCCTGCCTATGCTTCGGACAGCAACCCCTTATACCTTGCCGCCAATATCGCCAACCCTATAGGTGCATGGCGTTGGTCTATGAAGAATCTGCCTTTGTTTGAGAAGCGTTGGCGCAGCCGTATGGCAGGCGACCCGCGCCTGCTCAAATCCGAAATGGACTGGAAGATGTGGCGTAGCCGTGTCGTTGAACTCGCCTCGCGTGTCGGCATGGCCCCTAATGCCTTTGTGGACGCTCTGACAGTCGCAATCGGCGCACACGCCATGTATCAGACCAAACTCGCCAAGTACAAGCGTCAGGGATACGACCCGGATGTTGCCGAGGAACGAGCGAAGCAGGATGCGACTATCCTCTTCAATCAGACCCAGCAGTCAAGCGAGGGCGCGTTCCTCTCCACCATGCAGGTTGACCGTTCATGGTTGAGCGTGCTGTTCACCGTGTTCCGCAACTCGTCAATGTCGTACACCCGACAACTCTATGACTCAATCCGCAACATCGGCCGCCGACTGACACCCGGCTATAAGTCATTGTCGGAAGAGTTCATGGCAAAGCAAATGAGACGTGACGGAATAGACCCCGACAAGGCAGACCGCAACGCAAAGCAGGAATACCGCCGTGGTATCATCCGCGACCTTGTGCGTGTCGGAATCTTCGGCTACGTCCTGCAACTCGCATGGAACATGGGCGCATACCTGCCTTACCTCATCTTCGGCAACGATGATGACGAGAAAGACAAGATGTTGGATGACGTATTCACGCACACCATGTTCGGAAGCATCGAGGGTCTGACCGGCGGTGACGTATATAGCAATACGCTCAACGCATGGGCAAAGGGAGAAAAGATAACACCGTGGGTTGCATCGAAAGATATGCCGTTGTCAAGCGACTTGGAAAACATCTGGACAAAGTGGAATACTGACGAGATTTCCGCGATGAACGATGTTATCAACCTGCTTGTGCAGTCGGCTGTCGGCGTCAATCCCCAGTCACTGACTGATGCTGTCGTTGCCGTCATGGACGTGTGTGGTGATGATGCACAGACCTCACGCGAGTGCGCCCTGCTCATGGCAAGGGTCATCAACTGTCCGCAGAGCCAACTCGACAAAATCTACTTTGACGAGTTGGGAGCGACTGGCGAAGAGGCAAGCCAAATGACCCCTTACGAAATCGCCGAGCGTTATGCCCGATACAAAGTAAGGCGAGGCGCACCTATGATCGGTTGGGCCTACGGCAATGAGCAGCGCGAAAAAATCATGGACAAGTACCGCAAGAAGAGCAACACTCTTGCCAAAGAGAGGCTGACGCGCGAAACTGATACGCAAGCAAGTCCGAACATGACCCAGTGGCTTGAAGAGTTTGAGGCGACTAAAGACCACGTCCGCGACATCAAGAAAGTCAAGAGCCGTGACGAGGACCGTTACTATGAGCTGCTTGATGAACTGGAAGCCACACCCGAATTCAGCCGTTACGAAATCATCAGAGCATACAAGCATGATGTTGACGAGTTGACAAAAGAGTGGCTCAACGCCACCACGCCTGCACAGCGTGATTCCTGCGCACAGGCGATACTGACGCTCAAACGCGACATGGTAAGAGAATTGAGTGACACGCAACAATAGTTAAACGATTGTGGACGGTGCAGGGATATATCTTTGCTAACGCAAATACAGGCTGCACTCGGCAATTTGAAAGATAACTTTCATTGCGCTCGTTTGCACTGCATTTGCACCGTCCACAACATACCAAGCACAATGGAAGAGAAGAAATCACGCAATAAAAGACTACATAGGGCAAGCCGCGTGATGCCCAAGGGTGAAATGGACAGCGTGGCATACTCCAAAAGTCTGGGGGGTAACCGTGCTTTTGATGTCCTATGGCAGGCCCAGCAGTATTGGCTGGCGATGGAAACTTTCCGCCGGGACCGGGAGCGCAATAAAAACTATACCTACGGCAGGCAATGGGATGATTACATCTGCGTTGACGGCAAAATGATTAGAGAAGAGGACTACATCAAGTCGCAAGGCAATGTCGCACTGAAGAACAACCTTATCCGGCGAATGGTACAGGCTGTACTGGGTGTGTACCGCAGTCAAGCCAAAGAGCCTACCTGCACGGCGAGGGACCGCGATGAGCAGAAATACGGCGAAACGATGTCAACCGTCCTGCAATGCAATATGCAGCTCAACCGCATGACCGAGATTAATGCCCGGTGCATGGAGGAGTTTTTAATCTCCGGCTTTGTGGTACAACGCAAGTGGTATGGCTGGCGCGATGACAAACTGGATTGTTGGACGGACTATGTTCAGCCAAACAATTTCTTCATCGACAATAATATGCGCGACTTCCGAGGTTGGGATGTATCCTGCCTCGGAGAGGTGCATGACATATCGTTTGAAGAGTTATGCGGAAGATTTGCACATAACCCGGCTGATTACAAAAGGCTTGTCGAGATATACCAAAATGCGCGCGACAGGAAAGTAGTGGGTGCGACGTTTGACTATTTCGGCTATCCATTACAGGGGTACTATGATTTCCTCGTCCCATACGACAGCACACGATGCAGAGTGATAGAGGTGTGGCGCAAGGAGAGCAAGCCACGCTACCGCTGTCATGATGTAAACAACGGTGATGTATTCAAAATCGAGTTGGAGGATTATGAGGAATTTGTCGGCAGGGTGAACCGGGAACGCCTGCGCGAGGGCGCGGAACTGGGCATGGCGAAAGAAGATATACCGCTGATTCAGTATGAGTGGTTCATGGACTCCTACTGGTATTACTATTTCCTTACGCCTTTCGGTGACATACTGGAAGAAGGCGAGACACCATACGACCACAAGAGCCACCCCTATGTGTTCAAGGCATATCCGTTTATCGACGGCGAGATTCATTCTTTCGTGAGCAATGTGATTGACCAACAGCGATACACCAATCGCCTAATCACAATGTACGACTGGATTATGCGTGCAAGTGCAAAGGGTGTGCTTCTCTTCCCCGAAGAGTGCTTGCCCAAAGGTATGTCAATTGAAGATATTGCCGATGAGTGGGCGCGCTTCAACGGCGTGATAATGATAAAGCAAACCAAGGCAGGGACACCGTTGCCACAGCAGATTGCCAACAACTGCACACAGATAGGCATAACCGAGTTGCTGAATATGCAGCTGAAATTCTTTGAGGACATATCGGGTGTGAACGGCGCATTGCAGGGCAAGCCCGGATATTCGGGAATGTCGGCAAGCCTATACAATCAGCAGGCGCAGAACGCCACTACGTCGTTGCTTGACTTACTGGATACGTTCTCCTCGTTCATCAAGGACGGTGCTACAAAGGATGTCAAGAACATTCAGCAGTTCTATGATACTCCGCGAGTGTTCAACATCGCAGGCAAAAACTCTGCAATCGTCGAGTATGATCCGCGCAAAATCCGTGACGTTGAATTTGACCTGTCGATTGTTGAAAGCACATCTACTCCGGCATACCGTGCAATTGCGAACGATATTCTGATGAAGTTGTTTGAGGTGCAGGCTATCTCGGTTGAGCAGTTGCTTGAACACGGAGACTTCCCATTTGCCGACAAACTCCTGCAAAGCATCAAGAGCCAGCGCGAACAACTGGAGCAGGGTCAGATGCCGGACGGACTTTCGCCCGAACTTGCCCAACAGGTACAGCAGGGAGCAAATATGCAGGCTGCACAGCAGGCACAGCGTATGCTTCTTGCGGCATAATAGAGTGTTTACAGTGTTTTTGAGCAATACAATAGGTGAAAAATAAGTATCTTTGCAGATATTCCATATTTTTCAATACTTAACATTATTTTAATAATAAACGAATGGATTTTAGTATAGTATACGAATTTTTACCTACAATAAAATTTTGCAAAGTTAGACTTGATAAAGATCAATTTCTTAATTATAAAAAGAACGATTACTTTATTGAAGCATTAAAAATCATAGGCAAAAATTATGGAAGGGTTTTTTATGGTGATAACAAGATGACAGATTACAAATTAGGAATTAAGTATGTTAGGGAATGTACAGCTCATAAATACAAAATAATTGTAAGTAAGTCTCAAATAAAAAGATTGGCAAGGCCTCATTGTAGAAAGCGTCGTGCCATGAAATTTCCTGTTATTACATATGAGATTATAACAACAGTAAGAACCCTCATTGATAACAACAATCAATGTGTATCAGAATGCAAGGCCTGTAAAAAAGAATATTGCGAAAGAAAAAAACAAAAAAATATACTATGTAGGGATTTTTTGATTGGCGGTTTTTATAACTGCATTAGGGTTCAACGTGGGCAATATAATACATACAGCTATTCTGAGAAGTTGCTAAATGCTCTTGATAATGATTTACATAACTGTAATATATAAATTATGCTCTACAATAATACAAATATTCGATATCATATATTCAAGGAATTACTAAAACACCGAAGAGAAATAAACAAGACAAACCTTGATAGAATAAATGATTTTGCTATACCCGTTTTCAGTGGCATAAGCACAGCTTTACTTGCAACATCCATTCAAAGTATTTTTTTTGAAGACACACCCTCCGGATTTCTTATCCTTTTTTACATTATAGCCCCAGCTTTACTCTATTTGATTACTTATAAGATTTCCCAATATGCAATAATCATCTATAAAAACAAAATATTTCCATATTTATGGCAAACCAAAATCAGTAACTCCAACGATATTGAAGAAGAAAAGGAACGAACGGCTAAGTTTGATTATGAAGTAAATAATTTGGTACGATCTTCATACACCTTAATAAGGTATCAAGTTAAAGATGAAATATTAAATAATTATAATTTGATGCTATCTATATTTTATGCGAATAATGCCATTAAAGATCTAGAGAAATCACTTCTACCACAAGAAATTCATGTGTCAAGCAATAGAATTATGTTTGTACTACACATGTTAAGAGAAGCAATTAATTTGCAGATTCAACGTGAATATAAAAAGAAAACGATTTTTCATGATGAAATTTTGAATGTCATTTCATCATATAATTCACTTATAGAAACACTTAATAACATATATAAATTAAACATAGACCAAATAGAAACCTTATCTTAATGCATGCGACATACTTATTTTGAAGTCTTAAAGGCATTGTGTCGTATTCTTCGTAAAAAGCTGTGAGACAAAGCCCTTACTTTCAATAAATTTTTTTTGAGGGAGTTCGTAATATTATAATCAAGATTCAAAGATTTCAAATTGGCGACTGGTAGAAGCATTTGACTATCGTAAATATCATAGCCCTATCTATTAGACAATCGGACATAGAAACAATCAGAAAACGGCCTCGGAAACGGGGCCTGTTCTTTTTCTTGCCGGTGTCTGTCGTTTGGGAATAATCCGGGGCATTTCCATTTCATAGAAGCAGATGTGCATACCGATAGCGCGTGTCATCAGCAAATCATCATGTTTTCCAATGATTGCGCCATACGCACCGTTCTGCTTACGCTCATATGTAAGATACTCATCAAGACATCGTTTGTCGCGTTCGGTGTAGAGATGTTCGCGGATAACCTTGACGAGCGTCGAGATTATCATCGGCTTTGTGGCAATGTTGGTGTGGAAACCATACTTGCGCGGTATGCCCTGCCTAATCTCGTCCTCGGACTGACGCCGGGCATAGAGGTTGGGATAGATGGTTGAAATCTGATTGAGGATATATTGCGACTGGTCGCCACCCTCGACCTGCCTTTCGCGGTCATGAGTTTCCAGTGTGTTGCTCTCTATAACAAGGAGCGATTCATTGTAGTAAGCCGCCACCTGCGCAGCTTTCCACGCGAGACGGTCAATGTCGCAATGCCCATACCACTGCGCAACGACAGCCGGACGGCCACCCTCAATCATGTTCAAGCGGTCGATAACAAGAATCACAGACCAGTCGGCTTTGGCAGAACGACCGCCCACATCAACTACCGTGAGGTATCGGTCAGTTATCTCAACCTCGTCATCATCTTCGGGCCTGGCCCAAACGCAGAACTGGCCCTGTCTGTCCTCATGGAAGCGCAGATTCTCAAGAGCCTTTTCGCCCTCGTCGCCATCTGCATATACGTCACCGATGTATCGCGGAGGACGGCAAGCCTTTTCAAACTCCTCAACTTGGTATTTGTCAAATACCATTGTGCCGGAATGAACAAATGCCTCAATATCGTCAGAGGGGAACTCGGAAGCCATAATGCCATGGTCGTTCTTACCGCTTCGCTCTTTGATGTACCAGTTGATTGCTTCCAGTGAAGCACCCTTTTCCCACAGCCACCAAAGATACTTTCCGCACTCTTCACGCGAGGACAGCACATTGTCGTTTTCCCGGTTGTCGTATAACCATTTGGCGAAATTGCGCAAAGCCTCGCCGTTCTCAAACGGCAGGGAATATTGCTCGATCTGAAACCACGCTATAAACAATGCCTCAAACTGGGAGGGAGTGTTGGGGTCAACTGCCGCAGAATATTCAGTGTGGAAGAAATTACCGGTGCCGTTTGCGGTTGACTCCATCACAATCATAGTCAGCGGACGCAGGAGAATACCCGAACAGGCAGAGCGCACAATATCTTCGGGTGATTTGCCGTCAGTCTTTTTCCATATTCCGACCTCGGAGAGGTGGACGAGAGAATAGGCACCACCACGGCAACCGTCAGGACGTTCAGCCGTACCAATCTTAATCTTGCAGTTCCGTTGTGGCACGCGCGATGTAGAGCCGGACTTTCCGACACCAACCATTTTCGGCTCCTTCTCATTGTAAGGCTCGCCCATGTCGTAGAGCAATTCAATCGGATATTCCTTAATCATCGTGTCGAACATATCCTTGATTTCATCTGATGCGGTGCCTTGATGTGCGATGATTAGGGAGTTCAGTCCTCGCTTATGAAAGAACTGCAACCATGCCATATACAACTGGGTCGTAGTGGAACCGCCCCACTGACGTGCTTTCAGCAGGATAAGACGTATAGGCAAGCCTGCCCTGCGTTTCTCTTCAAAGCGAGAGACCAATATGCGCTGAGGATAGCGCAGACGGAACAATACGTCCGCACCTGCATCCTTATTGTGAATCCACACAAGGGTCGCGGCCCAAAATGGGAAATCGTGTCGATAGCGCAGACGTATAAATTTCTCGGATACTTTGTCATGGTCGGTGTCGTTAGGCTCAACGTGGAGAACATCGGATAGGAAGCGGTCGATAGAGCCAGCCTCAACAAGTTTGCCGACGAAAGGGATACTCATCATCTCAACAGGCAACCATTGGACCGGCATGACAAAGTCGGAGATAGAAACCACAACTCTTTCTCCAATAGACCTCTCCCCGGTTATCGGGTTGAACGGCGCATACATCGTCTCGTTCCTGCGGTCATTCTCTGCAAGAATTTTATTGACAGCGGTGCAGAGCGACTTGTCAGTCGATGACTCCGTCAATATCCTGTCTATATCGGTCAAGCTGCTTGTCATTATCATGCGAAACCTGCTACACCTCGGTATTGCCAAGCGAGCTTTTCACTACACTCGGTTTGCGAGGTTTGTCATACCAACCATTCTTAATTCGATAAATAAACTCTCCGACAGTGCGAGGTGTGAGATAAAACTTCGGGGCAGGCTGATGAACAATAGAAGATACCAGTGCAAAAAGTGATTTTTCGGGGTGCAAATCGCGTAGAGCAATATAACGGCGATATATCTCTTCAAACATCTCGCGCTTGTTTTGACGCATACGCGAGAAAGGTTTTCCAGCCAACATCCGTGAGACCTCAACGGCGGCGCGTTCCTCGGATACCCAAAAGCGTCTCGCAGGAGAATCTGCGACTTTCTCAAATATTTCGGGCATAATAATGTAGTTCGCCAACGCGAGTTGCTCACGATAGGCACGCATAATATCATCGTTGCGCTGACGTGTAAAGTCCATTATTGAGCCGAAGTGTTTAGCCATCTATTCCATTACGATGTTGATTGAGTAATACCCTTTCATCAGTAGTGTTCGACATAGCCGGAACAAGTTCCGCCCTGCACTCACTTGCACGATGATTGGTAACCTCTTACAAATTTAGCCAATTCACGTCACAAAACTTAAAAGCCGCGACCGAATTCATAGCCTTACTTTTGCGCATAGATAAAACCGCAACCATAAGATTTTCAAAGCAATGGCTGATAATAACGAAGTTAAGAGCAGACGCGACCAACATCTTGACCGCCTGCGCAAGAAATACCCCGACAAGAAATTTGAGGACGATGAGGAAATCTACGGACAGATTTCCGATGATTACGACAATTACGAGGCAGAGTTAGAGGGATATCGCGGCAGGGAGAAATCTCTGTCGGATATGTTCGCGGCCGACCCTCGGAGTGCGCAGTTCCTCACTGATATGCACAACGGCACTGACCCCATCCTCGGTCTTGTGCGCAACTTCGGCGTAGAAATCAAGGATGTTCTTGACGACCCCGAAATGCAGGACAAGATTGCCGAAGCCAACAAAGATTATGTTGAGCGCGTAGCCAACTCCAAGAAACTTGATGAAGAGTATGAGAAGAATATGTACACTACTCTTGAAACTCTCCGTCAGTTCCAGTCAGAGCGCGGCATGACCGATGAGCAGATTGACCAAGTTGTGACGTTCCTGCTCGGCGTAGTCCGTGACGGTGTTATGGGTAAGTTCAGCAACGAAACTCTTGATATGGCCTGCAAAGCACTCAATTATGATGCCGATGTCGCCACCGCAGGAGAAGAGGGCGAGATTGCCGGACGTAACGCCAAGATTACCGAAAAGCTGCGCAAAAGCAAACGAGGTGACGGCACAGCACCACTCGGCGGCAAGAACGGACAGGGACATTATAATTCAGCTCAAAAGAATCAATCAATATTTGACCTTGCCGCAGAGGCTCAGTAATATGCACCAACGAGTACAAGTAGTGAAAACAAAGTCCGAAAAGCCATTAAAAGGCAATGCCGGACTTGAGAGCCAATGTTTGGGAATGGTTACAACTGTCAGCGCAGTAGCAGGTGCTACTGGTGGACTAAAAGCAGGAAACATAATATCAACATCGGATAAATAATCATTTTAATTTCAAAAGACATGGCAGAAGATACCAGCACTCAGAATGCTGTGGTAACAGGCGGAACGCCTGCCACCACTTCCCCCGGCCACGCAGGCTTACCAACGCAGGTTGCAGGCGAAGCTACGACCGTCAGCGCGGCCGCTACCGCTACAGGTGGCGTCGGAGCAGGCAACTTTATAGAAGTTGACATTGATAAAGAACTTTTCAAATTTGAAAGCGATGACACACCTCTCATGCAGTTAATGCTTAACGCCAAGAAAGTTCCAGTCAACTCTCCCGAAATCCAACACTTCGCAATCGACCAAGCGCGTCCAAGCGTAGTCACTAACGCAGCTGTTGGAGATGGAACCGGGGGTGTTGCGGTTCTCCCTCTTGACAACGCAGATAAGAAGTTGCTCCAGCCTTATGGTACGATACTTGTCAAGGGTATTGACGGATATGCCTCTGACGGCAAAACCAAGACCCCCGGCAAAGACCTCATGCTGTTTATAACCGACCGTGACAAGATTTCCAATAATCCTATCGCTATCGCTGTGAACGGTCCCAAGAACGAAGCGACAGATGATTCTTGTCTGGTCCCGGAAATACCGGCAGGAACAACGCTTGTCATTCTCGCTAACGCTATGTTCGAGACTCAGAAAGAAGTCCTTCCCGATTTCGTTGTGCCATCTCCCACGCTTATCTATGCTCAAAAGCGCGGTATGAACAGCATTACTTCTGACTACTTTGAGAGTGTGGCTAAGCGCATTCCGTTCAGCAAGGCTCTCATTGCTGAGGCTCAGATTCGCAACTTCAAGACCAAGGGCAATCGCACCTTATGGGCCGGTCGTGCAAGCAAGTTCACTGTTGACACCGAACTTGGCCAGCAGACGGTATATACTACCGAGGGGGTCCGTTGGCAGATTAAGCGTCACCTTGACCACAAAGGTAAGTGGACGTTTGAAGAGTTCATAAGCCTTGCCAAGATGATTTTTACTGGAGAAGATGTACCCAAGTCTGTGGTGATGCTCTGCGGTAAGAATCTCCTTGAGAGCGTTCAGTGCATCGACTTCTCAAAGCACCCAGAAGTTCAGATTTCCGTAAAGACAAACAAACTCGGTTGGCAAGTTACGTCCATTCATACCGTGTTCGGCGAATTTGAGCTCAAACGCGAGCCGACCCTTGACTATCTCGGCTGGAGCAACAGCGCAGCAATCATCGCTTATGACCGCCTTGTTCATTACGTTTACTCTTCCGAACACAAAGACAGCGAACGTGTGGACGGCCACGAGGCCAGCCGAGAGCATACGATTGTATGGGATGCTCTTGCACTCAAAGGCTCTTGTCACATATGGATTGACGGTGAGGGCGAATGCTCTGCAGAGGGTGCAACAACCTATGCCCTATGGGGTAGCGAGGAAGCACCTGAAAGCCCGATTGACGGCAAGGTCTATGTACTCGTTAGTGATTGTCCCGGAATCAATGCCAAGGCTGTTAGTGGCACAATGTGGCAGTATGACGGTACGGCTAAATCGTGGAAAGAGTACACTGGTGAAATTTTAGCCAACTAAAATACCATACAACCGAAATTCCTAACACGGGGGGGCGGAGTGCGGCCCGCACATCCACTTCCCCCTTTTCAATAACATCCAACTATGAATATGAACAACTATGAATATGAAGAAGACTAAAACGACCTACGGCGTTTACAACCTCATAGAGTGGCACGCTCTTTTGCGCTTGGGCAAAGCCACCGTCAAAGTACAATTCACAGGAGGTAGTATAACGACACAAGGTGTTACGCCTGCCACATTCACAACTGAAGACCCCGTTATTCAGTTTGCGATTGAGAGAAGCCCCGAATTTCGCAACGGCAAAATTAAAGTCGTTAGGGTTGCAACACTTAACGAAGTTGTAGAAATCGAATGCAACGTTCCAAAGGCAATCAATTCAGTTCCCAGTCCTAACCCTGCGCCCAATCCTACACCCATACCTACCGAGACAACGACAGCCCCAGTCGTAGAGGGCGAGAAGGCCCCCGACACGGAGACCGACAATGAAGCAGAGACAGAGGACAACGCCGAGACCGCTCCTGCTCTCACGCAGGTAGAGTTCTCCTGCAACGATGACGCAAAGGACTACCTTGAGCAGACTTTCAGCTGCATACGTAGCAAGCTACGCAACCGCGAGGATATTATCAATGCAGGCAAGGCTCACAACGTAGAGATAATCTTCGTGTAAACGTCCGGCGATATGGTGTATGAAATTCTGCATATAGCGCGAGACGTGCGTATCGCCATAGATGAGAACAAGACGAGCGAGCGGCTTATATCGGATGAAGATATAGAAACTCTATCGCTAAATGATATCATACGCTCTAAAATAGAAGAATCAGTGCGTAGTGTCTTAATTACAGCTCCTCTGCATCTGCTTGACGGTGGCAAGCATTTCGGGGATGCTGTCTTTTGGCGCAGCAAAGGTTCAGGCTGGACACTTTTGCCCGAAGATTTCATGCGCTTAATGATTTTCAAAATGAGCGACTGGGAGCGTCCCGTATATGAGCCAATCAGTGCAGGAGATCCGAGATATCAGTTACAGTTTTCCCGGTACAAAGGAGTGCGGGGGAATCCACAGAAACCAGTGGTCGCTATTGTACACCGTTCAGAGGGATTGGTATTAGAACTTTTCTCATGCAGAGACAATAATGCAACAGTGGAACAGGCAGTTTACATGCCATTGCCGAAAATAGATTGCAATGACGGCATAGAGATTCCTGAGCGCTGTTACACATCTGCGGTGTATGAATGTGCATCTCTTGTACTTGCTTCTATTGGACAAGGAGACCTTTCTGCGATTATGTCAGGATTAAGCAAACAACTTTTGGTATGAGCCAGATAAAAACAACAGAAATAGAAGGCGATGTAGCGGTTGGACGACATGTAGCCACGGGCGGCAATGCTACGATAGGCGGTAATGCTACGATCAAGAAAAACCTTAAGGTAAAAGGTTGGCTTGACGCGCCGAATGTTAAGACAGCGTGCAAAGGATTCTTTTATGATAAGGAAGCTTTGACTGAGGCTTACCCGGAACCGCTATCCGGATGGTGGGCGCTGATAGGTGCCGGCTTTCCGGCGGCCTTGTGGCTGGTGTCTAATGGAGAATGGGTGGACTCGGGAGAGGGCGTTGATGTAAAGGATTTGAATCTGACAGTGAGCCTTGACATGCTCCAAGCGGACATAGAGACTATCAATGAACGTATATCAGTATTGTTAGGTGGAGATGCAAGCAGCGCCATAGATAACTTCAATGAGATAATAGCATTTCTCAACGGGATTGAGGATACGGAAACTCTTGAGGGTATCATTGCCAATATAGTGCAAAAGATAGAGGCGGTGGAGAAGAAAGCGACCGACAACACCACTGCCCTGTCCTTCAAGGTCGATACGGTGAAGGGTAAGGGATTGTCGGCAAATGATTTTTCGGACTCTCTCAAGGCCAAGCTGGACGGTATAGCGGAGGGGGCAAACAATTATGTCCACCCTTCAACGCACTCTGCTACCATGATAACGGAG